CGATCTTCTCGCTGCAGAACAAAGTCGTCCGCTACTGATCTGTGTTGCCAGCTGGCGCCGAATGGTCGGCGCTGGCCTTTTCCAAGCCCGCGGGGTAGCGCCTCGCGGGCCTTTTTTTATCCCCATCTGAAAGAAAAATATCATGGCAAAAGCAAAACTCACCCTGGCAGTCGCTGCAACCTTCAAGGCAACCGTGTCGATCCCAGTCCCGGGCGGCAAGTCGGCTGACGTCGAATTCATCTTCAAGCATCGCACGCGCGACGACTTCAAAGAATTCATGGAAACCCTGGCTGGCGCCGAAGACGTCGACGCGCTGATGGATATCGCCAGCGGCTGGGATCTGGACGAACCGTTCGGCAAGGACGCTGTCGAGAAGCTCGTGCAGCGCTACATGGGCTCGGCCCGCGCCGTGCTCGACGTGTACCTGGCCGAACTGACCGGCGCCCGCGCAAAAAACTAAGGGACGTTGCCACTGCCATGTACGAGGCCGCGCCCACCGACGCTGAACTTGCGATCGCGGGCATGACTCGGGATGAAGTGACAACGTCTGTCGAAATCTGGCCCGACAACGTGCGGGCCTACAACACCTTTTCCGGGCTGCGCAAGCAGTGGAATTTCGCTCCGATGGGAGGCCCGATCGGGTTGAACTTCCTCGTCGCCTACAACCGGATGGACCGGATGGGTCTGACGGTCGAGGAATACAACCAGCTGGACGAGGATCTCCAGGTGATGGAAGACGCAGCGCTCACGGCAATGCGAAGCTCGGATTGAATGCAGTGCCGCCGCCGGGCGGCTTTTTTATGGGCGGCGAATGAGCACAATCACCAACGAAGCAATTATCAAGGTCACCACCGATGCCACTGGCGTGGAAGAGGGCGGGCGACGTATTGATGCATCGACCGCGCGAACCGGCAAGAATCTCGACAACCTGGCTGCCACCGCCAAGCGGACAGGTAAGTCGCTGGATGACCTGAGCAGCTCGTCCGGTATGCGTGCAGTAGGCGACGGCGCCGGCGCGGCAGCCGGCAAGGTCGACCGCGCGACGCGGACCATGGCTGCATCCATCCAGCGCGCAACCGCGGCGGCAGATGCTGGCGCGAAGAGCGGGGCAGATTTCTACGCGAGCCTGGCCAATTCGCGCGGCCTGAATATGACCGCGCTCCGGCCGTACCTTGACCAGCTCGACGCCGTCACCCGGAAAACCGCTCAGGCGGCTGCGGCGCAGCGTCAACTCGACGCCGGCAACAGCTTCTTGGACGGCCTGCGCTCGCAGGCTGATGGAATCGGGAAAACCGCGTCGCAGCTGGCCGCGCTGCGCGCCGAGCAGCTGGGTGTCGCTGACGACGCCCGCCCGCTGATCGAGCAGCTTCAGGCGGCGGAAGAAGCGGCCGGAAATGCTGGCAATTCGGTGAGCGGTTTTAGCGCAGCGCTGGCCAGTGTTGCATTTGGCGGCGGCATCGCTGCGGTTGCCCAGCTTTCGGACCAGTATGGCAAGTATCTGGCCCAGCTCAAGCTAGCCACGACCGGCCAAAGCGAATTCACGAATGCTCAGAACGCCGTGCGCAGCATCGCGACGTCAGCGCAGTCCGACCTGTCGGCTACCGCATCGCTGTATGCGAGCATCACCAAGAGCACGCGCGACCTGGGTATCGCCCAGTCCCAAGTAGCCGGCATCACTGAATCGGTGAGCCTGGCACTGAAAGTCTCGGGCGCGTCGACTGGAGAGGCGTCGTCGGCGATCCTGCAGTTGTCCCAAGCATTTGCATCGGGCGTACTGCGCGGCGATGAATTCAACTCGGTCAACGAAGCTTCGCCACGCCTCATGCAGGCGTTGGCTGACGGTATCGGCGTTCCTGTCGGCGCCTTGCGCGCGATGGCGGAGCAGGGGCAGCTGACGACTACGGTACTGGCCGACGCGCTGCCACGCGCGCTTGGCACGCTGCGTAATGAAGCTCGCTCAGTCGAAACCATCGGCGGCGCGGTTACCGTGCTCAAGAACAACGTGATGGAGATGGTGGGCGCCACGGCGCAGTCGAGCGGCGTAGTCACTGTCCTCTCGGGCAGCATCAATCTTCTCGCCGACAACCTAACCCTGGCGGCGGGCGTGATGGGCACGGTCGTGGCCGTCAAACTTGGCACGGCGCTGCATGCGTCCGCGGCAGGTGCTGTGGCCTCAATGATGGCGAACCGCGCTCTCGCGCTGAGCAACCTGGCATCGGCACAGTCGAATGTCGCCGCGACGGCCGCAGCATCAGCGACGGCCGCAGCGCGAGTGAACGAACTCCGCGCTGCAGTGCTGGTGGCCGAAGGCAACGTGGCGCTCGCTATTACGAACAACGGGCTGATCCCGGCGCAAGCGCGTGCGACGGCGGCCGCCTCAGCCCATGCTGCTGCCCTGACCGCGCAAGCGACGGCGGCACGTGCTGCGTCCGTTTCTGGTGGTTTGGCTGGTGCCGCACTCACCGCTCTGGGCGGCCCTGTCGGTGCCGTAATCGCAGTTCTCGGCATCGCCGCGACCGCGTGGGCGGTTTTTGGCAATAAAGCTGAGCAGGCAAACGATCAAGCAACGCAGTCGACCGAAGAATCGACTGGAGAAATGATCGTACGCCTCGACGAGCAGATCAAGAAGCTGCGTGAGCGCAATGCGCTGGCCGCTGCCGAGCCGCGTATTAAGGACCTGGGCGGGGTCAGCGAGGTCGATAAGGACGGACTCGCACGCGCCAAGGCAGCCCTCGACGCAAACAAAGCGGCCCAGGCCGCCGCCGGTACCGATGCCCGGGCCCGTATGATGCTCCAGCTCGAGGAGGTGGAGCTCTCGGGCAAGTACGAGGGTGCCATGTCTCGCGTGAAATCGCTCCAAGGCGAAGTGGCCACGGCTGCATTGCGCACTCGGACGGCCCGCCTAGACGACTGGTATGCGCAGAACGGTTCCTCGGCGCAGCGGTTGGCAGCTGAACTTGACAAGCTGAAGAAGGAATTCGGTGCAATCCCGCCAGAAATGGAGAAGTTGGTGCGCGCAAAGTTCGCGGACCCGGTTTCTGCCAAGGCGCTCAAAAGCCAAGCGACAGCCGCCAAGGAATATGCCGACCTGGTGGATCGGATCAACGGCAAGAGCGCGGGCGTTGATCCAGACTACCAGGACAACCTCCTCAAACTGTCAGCCGGTTATAGCGCCGGCAAGCAGTCGCTCGAAGCCTATCGCGCTACCGTTGAGGCATACATCGCCCAACAGCCGTTTGCAAAACAGGCCGAGGAAGATCGTCTCCGCGCCTTGAAAGAGGTGAGCGACTTCCAAGACAGCTATTCGAAGGGCCTGGAGGCGACCAGCGGTATCTACGCAAAGCGTGCGCAGGATGCTGAGGCTGAAGCGGTTCGCAATGAGGACTTGGCCCGCACGTACGGCATGAGCAAGTCGGCGGTCGAGGCGCTGGAAGTAGCGCGCCTGCAGGAGCAGTTGGCGCAGCGCTCGACGGCAGGTCTGACGCTCGACGAGATCGAAAATCTGGAAAAGCTGATCGATCTGAAGCAGCGCAGCACCGCGGCCGTCGCCGCGATGGAGCAGGTCGACGCAGCGAAGAAAGCTGCGGAAGAGTGGAAGCGCGCATCGGAATCGATCGAGCAGTCGCTCACCGATGCGCTGCTGCGCGGTTTCGAGTCGGGCAAAGACTTCGGCCAGAACCTGGTCGATACGCTGAAGAACATGTTCGGTACCTTGGTGCTGCGCCCGATCATTTCTGCAACGGTGAACCCGTTGGCTGCCAGCCTGACGAACACCCTGGGCTTGGGCGGAGGCGCGGCAGGTGCGTCTAGCGCGGCAGGCGGCTTTGCGAGTGCGGCCAGCGGTGTGTCGAACCTGTACAGCATGGTCAGTGGCGGCGCCACTGTTGCGGGCGGCCTCGGTACCGGCTTCCTCGGCAGCCTGGCCGGCGGCCTGAATGGCGCGGGCATTGGCTCTGGCTTGACCTCAGCGCTGGGCATGAACATCGGCAATGGCATCGCGTCCGTGGTCGGCTCGAATGTCGCCAGCGGCATCGCGACCGGGCTGTCCGGACTCGCTGCTGCAGCGCCTTGGGTCGCTGGTGCACTGGCCGTCTATACCATCGGGAAGAAGGCGTTTGGCCGTGGCCCGAAGGAATACAGCGGCGACCAGACGCTCAATGGATCGCTGGGCGCTGGCGGATTTTCGGGAACGATGGATGCCGCCTGGGTGAAAAAGGGCGGATGGTTCCGCAGCGACAAGGAGGGCGTCGACAAGAACCAGGTCGGCGCCGAAGTTTCAGCCGGCCTGACGTCAGCATACGACGCGATCAAAGCGTCTTCGGCTGACTTCGCTGACGTGCTCGGCCTGAACGCGGCCAGCATCGCCAGCCGTTCGCAGGCCATCAAGATCGCGCTCGGCAAGGATGATGCAGCCAACCAGGAAGCGATCGCCGAGTTCTTCGTCGGCGTGGCCAACACGGTGGCGGCGGAACTGCTGCCGGAAATCGGCAAATTTCAGGAGAAGGGTGAAGAGGCGTCGGCCACTTTGCAGCGCCTGGCGGTGAACTTCAGCGCGGTTGACCAGATCCTGCTGATGATGGGTGCCACCTCGCAGATCGCTTTCGGGGTAGTTGGGAAGGATTCGATCGAGGCGCGCGAGCGCCTGGTGGCGCTGGCCGGCGGCATCGAAGCGCTGGCGGAGAAGACCACCTTCTTCAACGACAACTTCCTGTCGCAGGCCGAGCGGGTCGCCAACGCACAGGGCCCGCTGAACGAGAAGCTGGCAAGCCTCGGGTTTGCTGGCATTACCACCAGCGAACAATTCAAGGATGCGGCGCAGGGTCTGGTCAAGTCGGGCGCGCTGGCCAACGAAGCCGGCGCCAAGATTTACGCCGGGCTTCTGGCGCTGGGCCCGCAATACAAGCTTGTGTCCGACTACTTGAAGGAGGCAAGCGACACAGCGGCGGAAGCCGCGGCCACCTTGGCTAGCAGTAAGCGTGGTCTGGAAATCCAGATCATGCAACTGCTGGGCGACAAGGCCGGCGCGCTGGCGGCCACCCGTGCGCTCGAGCTCGGTGAAATGGACGCGTCCCTGCGCCCACTGCGTGAGCGTGTGTACGCACTGGAAGACGAAGCCGCGGCGCTCGGTACGGCCAACTCGCTGCTGTCGATCCAGGCGCAGATTTACGAGCTGACCGGCGACAAGGCTGGCGCTGCAGCGGTGCTGTCGCAGCAGCACATCAACGCCCTGGCCGCGCTGGATCCGGCGCTGCGCGGCGCGACGCAGAACCTGTGGGACTTGCAGGCCGCCGCCAAGGCAGCCGACCAGGTCAAGGCTGGTGCTGCCGCGCTGATGTCCGGCGTCGACGGCGCGTTCTCGGCGCTGCAGAAGGTGGTCGAGCGGCAGAAGAAGGCGACGCAGGAAGAGATCGACGTGCGCACCAAGGCCGTCGAGAAGACTCGGTCGCTTTCCGAGGCGCTGCGCAGCACGCTCGACGGGTTGACGGTGGCAGGCATGGAGAAGAACGACCGCGCTGCTGCTCAGGCGCAGATCCAGGCGGCACTGGCAATCGCCAAGGCCAGCGGCATCCTGCCGAAAGCTGACGACCTGAAGAACGCGTTGTCGGTGATCGGCAAGGAATCGACCGGCCTGTTTGCCAGCCAGGAAGACTACCTGCGCGATTTCTATGCGACCAAGAACGGCATCACCGACTTGGCCGCGATCACCGACAAATCACTGTCGGCGGAAGAGCGGAGCCTGAAAGCGCTGGAAGGGCAGGTCAAGCAGTACGACGACATGCTCGAGCGCGAGCAGGAGCAGATCGACGTCCTCAAGGGCATCAGCACGATCGGGCTGTCGATCGAGCAGGCCATCCAGGCGCTGCACGGTGCGATGGGTGCGGCGGGTGCGAACCCGTACAACTCGGCCACGAGCCAGATCAGCGATGCCTACAAGTCCAGTCTCGGCCGTGCGCCGGATGCGACCGGGCTGAGCTACTGGCAGGACCGGGCCGCCGGCGGAATCTCGACCGAGGCCATCATCGGCTCGATCAAAGGTTCGCCCGAGGCGCAGATTCAGGCGCTCTACAAGGACGTGTTCGGCCGCCCGGCTGATGCGGCCGGACTGAGCTACTGGATCGACCGGCTCAAGGGCGGCATCAGCTTGGGCTCGATCCGCGACACGTTCGAGGAAAGCGCCGAGAAGAAGCTGCGCGGGTTTGCCGTCGGCACCAACTATGTGCCCGCCGACA